AGAAATGGATGAAGAAGCTGACGTTGCTGACTGGAAAGGAATGGAAAAAAGAATCCAAAATCTTGAAGATGCTATTGCAGATTTAAAATCTGACAAACAGAGTATAAATTCTAGAGAGGATGAAATGTATTCTAAAGAAGAAAAAGTAGAAGCTTCAAAAGAAGAAAAAGTAGAATTGAATAAGCTTGAAGTATCTGCTGATCCAATTTCACATAATCCAGAAAAAGAAATTAAAAAAGAAAGAGTAAAACTAGGCAATTACAGACCTATGACTACTAAAGAGAAAATAATACAAATAATAAATAATAATTAAATTTTAAAAAAATGAGCAATCACAAAGTAGACCTAGCTACTACAGTAAATTTGACTACAAGCTATGCAGGACAGTGGGCATCTAAGTACGTCCGTGCCTCGCTTCTAACAGGAAATACTCTAGATAATGGAGGATTAACAGTTTTACCTAACATCGACTACAAGTATGTTATTCAAAAAGGAGCATTTGACTCTAACTTCATTAAAAATGCAACATGTGACTTTACTGACACTGGTGCTGTAACTCTTACAGAACAAGTAATTACTTTAGAGGAGTTTCAAATAAATGCAGAATTTTGCAAGTCTGAATTTTCTCAAACATGGCAAGCTGCTGAGATGGGTTATTCACCTTTAAACTATGACTTACCTGCATCATTTGCAGATTTCGTTATCTCTGCTTTTGCTGAAAAAGTAGCTGACAAATACGAACAAGTTATTTGGGGTGGAACTAATGGAAATGCAGGAGAATTTGATGGATTCTGTCCTTTATTACTTGCTGATGGTGGTGCTGATGTTGCTGCTGTTGGTGGTGGAGTAAATGCTGCTAATGTAATAGCTGAGTTACAAAGAGTAACTAATGCTATTCCTGCTGCAATATATGACAAAGAAGACCTTCATATCTATGTAGGTTCAGCAATCTATAGATTCTATGTACAAGCATTAGGAGTTGTAGGTGCAGGATCAGGGATAGAAAATAAAGGAACATTATGGTTCAATGGAACTCCATTAACTGTAGATGGTGTTAAAATATTTTATTCGCCAGGCTTACCTGCAAATTCAATGGTAGCTGCTCAAGTTTCAAATTTATTTTTTGGCTGTGGCTTAGAATCTGACTTTAATGAAATCCGATTAATTGACATGAAAGAAATTACAGGTTCTCAAAATGTAAGATTTATTATGAGATGGAAAGCAGGAATCCAATACGGAATTAGAGAAGATATTGTTTTATATCAATAAAATTAAATAAAGTTTAACCTTTTAAAAATAATAATATGGCATGTAATTTAAGCGCAGGTAGAGCAGTTCCTTGTAAAGATGTAGTAGGGGGCATACAAAAGGTTTTCTTTGTTGACTTTGGTGGATTAGGATCAATAACGTACACAGCAGATGAAATAACTGATGCAGATGGTACGTTTTCAACATACGAGTACGATCTTAAAGGTGGTAGTAGTTTAGAGCAAACTATTACAAGTTCTAGGGAAACTGGAACTACATTCTTTGAGCAAGTTCTTACTCTAAATCTTACTAAATTAAGTAAAGAAGATAATGTACAAATAAAGCTATTGGCTTACGGAAGACCTCAAGTTGCAGTTGTTGATAACAACGGAAATGCATTCTTAATGGGTGTTGAGTTTGGAGCTGAAGTAACTGGTGGAACAGTTGCTACAGGGACAGCAATGGGTGATTTAAGTGGTTACACTTTAACACTTACAGCTCAAGAAAAACTTCCTGCTAATTTTATTTCAGGTGCAACTCTAGCAAATCCATTTATTGGACTAACAAGTGCAACTGAAACAATAGTTACAGGTACTAATAGCTAAAAAACGATAGGTTTCTTTTCATTAAGTTTTGTTTAGGTTAGAAGGGGGTACTTTAATAGGTCACCCCCTTTTATTTTAGAATTTTATTATGATAATACTACAGGAGACAAATAACAATCAGATTATAAAAGTAATTCCTAGAGAATATACTTCTACTACTACTTATGCTGTAAACATAGATAGTGATTCTCAAAACAAAAATGTATATACTGAAAACTTTACTAATCAGTTTACTTTAGATAGATATTGGTATCAATTCACTTCTACATTCCCAAATTTAGAACAGGATAATTTTTACACATTAAGAATAACAAGTCCTTCACAAGAAGTTTTTAGAGGGCGTATATTTTGCACTAACCAAACAATAAGCGAGTATAGTGTCAACTCAGGAGAATACACTACTACAAGCTCAACAAATGAATTTGTATTCTATGAAGACTAAAAGCGACATTCACATTTTAAATCTAAATTCTTATGAAGCTCCTAGAGTTTATGAAGAAAGAAATCAAGATTTTGTTTCTATAGGGGAAAATAATGATTACTATCAATATGTTATTGATCGTTATGTAGGTTCTACTACAAACCATTCTATTTTAAATGGTGTTACTAATTTTGTCTATGGACATGGAATAGATGCTACTGATTCAAGTGAAAAACCAGATCAGTATGCACAAATGAAGTCTCTAATTAAGAATAAAGACCTTTTTAGAGTAGTTCAAGACTTTGTTATACTAGGTGAAGGAGCTTTTCAAATAACATATACTACAGATAGGAAAATAAGTAAGATAACATATTTCCCTAGACAGACTTTAAGAGCTGAAAAATGCAATGACAAAGGTGAAATTGATGCTTATTACTACCATCCTGACTGGAAAGAGTACAAAAAAAGAGATAAATTAAAGAGAATACCTGTATTTGGTACTTCAAAAGAGCTAAATGAACTGTTTATAGTCAAGAAATATGTAGTTGGTTTCCATTATTATAGCTTACCAAGCTACTCTGCTTCTATGCCTTACGCACTTTTAGAAGAAGAAATCAGTGCATACTTAATCAATGAAACTCAGAGTTCCTTCTCAGGAACAAAAGTTGTTAATTTTAATAATGGAGTACCTGATAAAGAGAAGCAATTACAGATTAAAAACGATATTTTAGGCAAACTTACAGGCTCACTAGGAGACAAAGTAATAGTTGCCTTTAATGCTAATCAAGAATCAGCAACTACAGTAGATGATATTTCTTTAAATAATGCTCCAGAACACTATGCATATTTATCTGAGGAGTGTGTTAAGAAATTAATGGTAGGTCATAGAATTACATCACCCCTTTTGCTAGGAATTAGAGAATCTGGTGGTGGTTTAGGTAACAATGCAGATGAAATTCAAGTAGCTACAGATTTATTTTTAAATATTGTAATAAAACCATTTCAGGACATCGTTGTTGATGCTTTAGATGACATTTTAGCAACTAATGACATAGCTCTAAATCTTTACTTCAAAACTCTTAAACCATTGGATTTTATGGATGAAGATACTGATTTAACAGACGATCAAGTAGAAGAAGAAACAGGGATTAAACAAGAAGATATTGACGAGCAAAAAGTAGAAGTTGATTTAAAAAAAATAGATGGCAAAATTGCTTTTGAAACTATTGAAGAAGCTGAAGAAGAAGCTGAGAAATTAGGCTGTAAAGGACATCATGAACACAAAGACAAAGAAGATGATAAGATATGGTATATGCCATGCGAATCACATGATGACTATCCAACAGCTATTGATTTATCTAAAGATCAACTTTCAAATGAAGAAACTAAAAATGTTTTAGGATCACTAGCTGAAACTGGTCATAAATTAAGTGAAGATTATATTTATGTAGATGAAATTGATGCAGATGATGATACTGATAATGAGGACTGGGCAAATTATCTAATTACAGAGAAAAAAAGTACTCTTTCTAAAATCAAAGGTCTTTTAGGATTAGCAGATGAAATTAAGTCTAAAAATAAAGGCAGTTCTTATAGTGATTTAGATTCTAAAAATGGTTTATATAAAATACGTTATACCTATGCTGTAGGTTCTAGAAAGCCAAGTAAAACCCAAAGAGATTTTTGCAGAAATATGATGAACATGGCTAATGCAGGTATTGTCTGGACATTAGAAGATATTGACAGAGCTAGTAGAGAAGGAGTAAACAGAGAGTTTGGGCATAATGGTCAACCCTTTTCGCTTTTCAAATTTAAGGGAGGTATCTATTGCAGACATATTTTCAGAAAAGTGCTTTTCAGATTAGAAAGCAATACTGAACCTTCTAAAAATCTAGATAATTATAAAAAAACTAGAAGCATTCCTAAAACATATAACAGAAATCCTAGAGGTTCAAAACAGGCTGCAACTGCTCCTGAAAATATGCCCAATAGAGGAGCATATCCAAAATAAAATTAAACTATGGCACAAGTATTATTTATAAATAGAGACGATTTAGTAAGGTTCACATCAGCAAATGGAAATATTGATACTGATTCCTTTATACAATATATTTACATTTCGCAGGAAATACAAATCCAACGATTTTTAGGAACTGAACTAACCAAACAATTAGAAACTAAAATTACTAATAATAATCTAACAGGACATTATTTAACATTAGTAACTGATTATATAAAACCTGCTCTTTGTCATTGGGCAATGGTCGAATGGCTTCCTTTTGGTGCATATTCAATTTCGAATAATGGAATTTATAAAAAGACTGCTGAAAATGCAATTAATGTAGATAAGAATGAGGTGGATTTTTTAATAGAAAAAGAAAGAACTACAGCTCAATACTTTAGCAATAGATTAATAGATTATTTACAGGATAATTCACCTGCTCATTTTCCTGAATACTATGCAAATAGTTTTCCAGATATATATCCAGANGATACAGCAAATTTTGGTGGATGGCAGTTGAACTAGAAAANAAAAATGAACAGGAAAAAAACGAAATCCTGCTTAAAAAGTATTTAAAAAATAAAGTAGAACAATTTAATAATAAAACACATTGGCAACATTTACAGGACAATTAATTTCGGCTACTTACGATGCAATTATAAAAACAGTTGACAATGATCCTATTGGTTCTACAGCAAAATTGCTAACAGATGGATTAGGAAACAATACTCCATTATATGTATCTACTACTCAAATTGGAATTGGAATAACTCCTACTCAGGCTTTGCATGTTTCTGGAAATGCTATAATTACTGGATCAATAACAATAGATACAACTGCAACTATTTCAGGGAATTTGTCATGGGGTTCTTTGACAGATACTGGTGAAAGTATTACAATCACAAAATTTGTAGATGCAGCAGATGGTATAGCTAACAATAATAATGATACAACTATCCCAACTTCAGCAGCAGTCAAAAGCTTTGTAGATTCAAGTATAACTGCTCAAGATTTAGACATATTAGGTGATTCAGGCAGTGGATCAGTAGATTTAGATTCTCAAAGTTTGAGTGTAACTGGAACTACAAATCAAATAATTACAAGTGCTTTAAATCAATCAATTAGTTTAAGCCTACCTTCAACTATACATAGAAATTTGTTAGGTGATGTTACTGGTAATTTAACTGGTAATGTGACTGGTGGAACTATTGCAGGAACTACAGGTGATTTTAGTGGCAATGTTGACATTGATGGAACTTTAGACGTAGATGATTTAATTAGTATTGAAAGCAATGCTTTTGGTAGGATTGAAATTGGTGGATCAAATGGTGGATATATAGATTTAAAAGCTCCTGCTTCAGATGATTATGATTTAAGAATTATAACAAGTTCAGGTGGTAATGAAATAACTACAGCTACAGGTGATTTAATATTTAATACAGCTGAAACATTAGCTTTAACATTAGACACTTCTCAAAATGCTACGTTTGCAGGAACTATCTCAGGAGTTTTAGCTAATGGTGTAACTGCTACTACTCAATCAGCAAATGATGCTTCTACAAAAGTTTCAACAACTGCCTATGCAGATGCAGCAGCTTCAGCAATTCCTATTGGAAATTATTTAGAATTGGCAGGTGGAACTATGACTGGCAATACTATTCACAATGATAATGTTAAAAGTATATATGGAACTGCTAGTGATGGTTTAGAAATAGAACACGATGGAAGTAATAGTTATATAAATGATACAGGAACAGGTGCTTTAGTTTTGCGTTCAAATCAAACTCAAATTCAATCAACTACAGGCGAATTAGCAGGTGTTTTTAATCAAAATTCATCAGTTCAATTATATTATGATAATGTAGAAAAATTTGCAACTACAAGTACAGGAATATCAATAACAGGAAGAATATCAAACTTAACTGATCCAAGTGCTGCACAAGATGCTGCTACTAAATCTTATGTTGATTCACAAGTTAGTGCTAATAATGAATTATCAGAAGTATTATCTAATGGCAATATTACAGGAGGAACGGACATAGCTGTAAGTGCAGGAGATGACATTACTTTTACAGATACAAGTAAAGCATTATTTGGAGCAGGTAATGACCTTGAAATATATCATAACGGAACAAACAGTATAATTGATAACAATACAAATAACTTATTAATAAGTACAGCATCACAAACTATAATTAGTTCAAATGCTACTGACAACCAATTAACATTAGGTCATACAACTGGAAATTGGTTTGCAAAAGCAACTAACAGTAATACATTAATAATAGGAAGCGAAAGTAATGGAACAAACAATATAACATTAGATGTTACAAATAGTGGTTCAGCAACTTTTGCAGGAAATGTAAGTTTGCCAGATTCTAAAAAATTAATATTAGGAACAGGAAACGATTTAGAAATATACCACGATGGAAGTAATAGTTATATAAAAGACACTTCAGGCACAGGAGATTTAATAATTGACACAAGTACTTTTAGATTAAGAAGTGCTAATGGTGGCGAAACAATGATTCGTTCTTTTGAAGATGGTGCAGTAATTTTATCTCATAATAATACTGATAGATTAGCAACTACAAGTACAGGGGTTAGTGTAACAGGGAATGGATTATTTTCAGGAAATGTAACAGCAGATAAATTAGTTGTAGATGGTGCATCAAATAGTAATATATCTCAATTTGCATTAACACGAACAGATTATTCTTGGGGTATATTTAATGAAACTAATTTAAGATTTTATGTTCAAAGTGGAAACACAACTACTCCAAGTACACAAGTTCTTGAAATAGGAACAACAGGAAACGCA